GAAACAGCCCGAGCGCTGCATTCTTTCAACATCATGGTGGGAGGCGAGGAAATGGCAAACGCCTCAAGCGCTGCTGTTATGCGCCTACTGGTTGAAGGCGGCGGCGTTGAACTCACAGATGACATGGTGGACATGTTCTTAGATGTTGCTGCGCAAAGTGGACAAGGCGGCATAAATGCGTTCTCAGCAAAAGCGCTTTATGCAAAAACAAAACGGGCAGTCCATGAAGCTTACTTGGTTGGACTTCTTTGGAATGCATCTACACAGGTTAAAAACATTGTCGGCACTGGCTCATTAATGTTGTATCAGTTACCAGCGGAATTGGCGGCTGGTGCATACGGTACTGCAATTCGTAAATATCAAACGATGCGAGGGTTTGAGATATCTCCAGAGCAAGTTTACATGGAAGATACTTTGCTACGCTTAAAGGGTTGGAGCGATGGCTTTAAAGATGCATACCGCGCTGGATCTACAGCCTTCAAAACAGAGCTGCCTGGTAGCAAGCCAAACAAGCTAGACTTGGAGGAATATGCTGCGATTTCTGGAAATCCAGATACAGCGATGGGCCACGCGGTTAATACTTTAGGCAAAATTTTACGTATTCCATTTCGCACTTTGCTTGCTGGCGATGAATTTTTCAAAGTGATTTCACAACGCGGTGAGCTGTACACACGCGTAAATCAAAGATATCAGCAAGTGTTGCGCGAAGGGAGATCCCCGGATGAAGCAGAGGCAGAAGCTGGGATGTTGTTGCTCGATCCCCGTGCAATATCTGATGAGCTAGATGTCGTTGCTGCGTATGATACGATGCAGACGAAGCTCAAAGGTATTTCAAACGCAGCTAGCTTTATTCAAAGCTTTTGGCTTGGACGTTTTATTCTACCGTTTGCAACTGCGCCCACAAACAGCATGTTAAAACTGGCAGAGTTCTCTCCTATTGGCGGGGTACGGGTTGGTCTGGACGCTTTGACCAAGGGCGGCACAGAAAATATGACGCCCCGAGCGCGTCAAATGATGCTCGGTCGAGCATCTATTGGCACATATACTATGTACCATTTCTCTCAATACGCCGCAGAAGGCAGAATAACTGGTAGTTATCCAGAAAACAGAGCTGATTGGGATACGCTCCCACCCGATTGGCAACCCTATTCATTTGTTGTGCGAGGTGAAGGTTGGCCTACAGATGGCAACGGTGAAGATCTGCCATTATACGATCATATGGGTTTTCCAAACGGGCCACTTAAATATCACTCTTATGCCGGGTTCGAGCCTGTCGGGGCAATCATTGGTATCGGGGCAAATCTGTTCCAGAACATTTCGATGATACCTGGGGATCGTCAGGGCATTGCATACGCCGGATCGGCTGTTCTGGCTGGTTTAGGCACGACTATTGATTACTACAAAGAACTCCCAATGCTTCAAGGTATTGCGGATGTTATTGAGGCGATGGAAACTAAGCGCGTAGAACTGCTGATACGCAGTTATGCTGAAAACTCAACAGGTCTTGGAATTGTGCCAAATCCAATGAGTGCGATTCAAAGAGTTGGAATGGACCTATTCGATCCGACATCAACACGACCAAGAATGGACAGACAATACTACACAACGGCTGATATCCTATCCGGGACCGATGCTGTTAAGGATGCAGATGGTAAAATAATAACGCCGTTCCAGTACTTTCATCCGAAAAAAGGCACAAATGTTCCCAACTATAATTTGATTGGCACGCCGAAAGACAGTGCAATTTCTACGACAATACAAGCCTTTCAAAGTTACATGCAAAAAGACAGTTTTTTTATAGATGAGCGCGATATGAATGCTGTTATGTACGATGTTCTCGGTAATGTGAAAAAGAGAAATACTATTAGTGTTTATGATCGTCCTGTTGCGGCCATACGAAATAGAATTGTAGGCGTGAGAATAGAAGAAAGTCGCGCTCCTAATGATCTTGAGCGGGAACTTCATAGACTTGATGTTATGACGGGCAGCAGCGGAATAAACAACAGAAGCTCAATTAAGGGTGTTCCACTCGGTTACGGTGATGAAAGTGACCTCACCAACTTTGTTAAAAATAAGCACAGAGAGTATATATCTGGTGTAGGTACAGTCACTTTTAGAAAAGCGCTGGCGATACGAATTAAAAGCCAAGAGTACCAAAGTAGTGGCGATCTTGTAAAAAAAGAAATGCTGTCAAACATCCAAACCAAATTCTACCAAACTGGCATTGAGGCATTCTTGAAAGACCCGGAAATGGGATCTGACAATTTGAAACAGGCAATCATAGATTTAGAAGCAGCTAGAAAAGCAGGGAGAACCCAATGACGGTTTCGAGCGCAACCAATCGTGTTAGCTTTAGTGGAAATGCGTCCACAACAGTTTTCGCGTACAACTTTAAAATATTTGCCAGCTCGGATCTGACGGTCATACTCAGGGCTGCGACCGGGAGTGAGACAACGCAGACGCTCACAACCCACTACTCCGTGTCAGGCGTGGGTGTTGCATCTGGTGGAAACGTGACGTTTGGATCGGCCCCGGCTTCTGGTGTTACAGTTGTAATCTTGCGTGAACAACCATTGACCCAAGGGCTTGACCTGGTTGCCAACGATCCTTTCCCCAGCGCCTCTGTAGAAGATAGCCTGGATAAACTCACATTCATGGTTCAACAACATGACGAAGAGCTTGGCCGGGTTATCAAGGCATCAAAAACGAACACGATCAGCGGTGCGGAGTTTACAGTTTCAGCGGCCAACCGTGCATCAAAAGTCTTTGCTTTCGATAGTTCTGGAAACCTGGCGGTTACTCAAGAGCTTGGTGAATTCACTGGGAATTGGGCAGCTTCGACTGTCTATGCTTTGCGCGACATCATTAAAGATACAAACAACAACAACATCTATATCTGCATCACTGCGCATACATCTAGTGGAGCTGTTCCTATTAGTTCGAACACAGATGCAGCCAAGTGGGGTTTGTTGGTCAACGCAGCGGCTGCAACGACAAGTGCAACAGCAGCAGCAACTAGCGCAACCGCGAGTGCGTCTTCAGCAACAGCCGCTGCGTCGTCGGCCACGGCTGGTGCTTCCTCGGCAACAGCAGCGGCGTCAAGTGCTACGGCGGCGGCGTCTTCAGCAACAGCAGGGGCAAGCTCAGCCACAAGTGCGGCGTCTAGTTTATCCAGCTTCACCGGGCAGTACGCAACAGGATCATCTGATCCATCTAGCAATCTGAACACCGGCGATTTGTTTTTCAATTCGTCAACAAATCTGATGAAAGTTTACAACGGATCTGCTTGGGTTGCTCTTACTCCTAGCTCGTCTGCCCAGACGAACATCGACGCATTAGCTGCGTCTGCTGTCATTGCCGACATGGCGTTGCTTGGGACAAGTGCGGTCGTAGCTGACCTAGCAATATTAGGTACATCAGATGTCGTTGCCGATCTCGCAATTTTAGCAACTTCAGATGTCGTTACCGATATGAATGTTTTAGGTACATCAGACGTTGTCACAGACATGAACGTGCTTGGAACATCTGCAAATGTAACTGCGATGAACACGCTTGGAACGTCTGCAAACGTAACTGCAATGTCTAACGTGTCGGGGGCGGTTGCTAACGTCAATACAGTCGCGTCGAATATTAGCTCGGTGAATAATTTTGCAGCCGTATATCGAATTGCAAGCTCGGATCCAGGCTCCAGTTTGACCGAAGGGGATTTAGTCTTCAATACAACCTCAGATAAGGTCAGAGTTTATAACGGATCAGCTTGGCAAGACGTTGCGCCCGTGGCTACCAGCATTGCTGCATCTCAGATCAGCGATGTAACTTCTACAGCAACAGAACTAAACCAACTAGATGCAATAACTCGTGGTTCTATTTTGGTAGGTAATGCTAGTGGTGTTACTGCACGTTTAACTAAAGGCACGGCGGGACAAGTTTTAACTAGTGATGGGACTGATATAGCTTATGCCGATGCTGGTGGTGGTTTAACTCTTTTAGGCACTACTACAATATCTGATGACACAAGTATAACCATTGGTAGTATACCTTCTACTGCAACTAATATTTGGGTAAATATGTTATGTAGAACAGACTCTGGAAATGTAAAACTAACGGATGTTAAACTTGGTACTAGTGCCGGTATAGATGGCAGTAATTATAATACATTTGATATAGCCGATCAGGATTCTACAGCATCCTCAACAGGGCATATTACTTCTCGTTTATTCCCCGGCTCCACTGTGACTAATATGAATTCACCTGGCTTTGGTCAAATATGTATACAGAGACAAGATATTGGTGGAAGCACATATGAATATTCAGCATTTGGACGTTTTGATGGTGGTAGCTCAGGCGCCCGAAAAATGCACATAGTGGGGTCTCTTGCTGATTTAGGTGGTGTATTAACCCAGATAGAATTTACTTTTACAGCAGCCATAAACGATGGTTTTATTTCAATTCATTATAGTTAAAGGAATATAAAATGAGACACAAACATCACGATATGGCAACTGGAAAAATAACTTATAAAGATTATACTGAAGAAGAAGAAGCTGCACGAGTTAAAGCATCTGAAGAATCGGATATTGCGGCAAGTCTCCTTGACCGAAATGCATTGCTGGCTACTACAGACATTTATGGGTTGTCAGATATTACAATGTCATCTGCCATGAAAACATATCGTCAAGCATTACGTGATCTGCCTGACCATTCCAACTGGCCTAACCTATCCAATAGTGATTGGCCTGAAAAGCCGTCCTGAAAAGCCGTAAGGAATATTGAATGAATAAGCGAACAGTTGGCGAAGCCCACGATAGAATCGATGGGTTGGAAAAAGAAGTCGTGGCTATTCGCACTGAGATCACCATTCAATTCAAGAATTTGTTTGGGCGCGTGAAGCGTTTGGAACATATACTAGTCGGGACCAGCGCTGCAATAATTGGGTTGCTGGTGAAACTGGTAATGTCTAACTAAAATGCTACTGGAACTGGCCGCTGCCAACGCAGCGTATGCAACGATTTCAAAATTTATCGCAAATGGAAAAGAACTTTCTGACTGCGTAGGCTCGATCTCAAAACTCGTCGGCGCTGAAGAGGATATGAGAGCGCGTGGGAACCGCAAGAAAGCCTCGGCTTGGTCTAAGATCATGGGCAAGGACGCCGATGATATGGAAGAGTTCATGGCTCTTCAAAAGTGTGCCGAGAACCGCAAATCTCTCGAGTCCATGATGCGCTTGTACGCGCCGCCCGGCACTTGGGATGCCTTCATCGATTTTGAAGCCAAGACGCGGATCAAGCGACAGAAGCAAGCAGAAGAGCGCGAGCAAGAGATATCTAAGATAATACGAAAAGTAACGTGGGCATCAGCTCTTACTGCATCAGTTCTCGGCGTTTATGCTCTTTGGAAATTTACAACAATTTTGAAGGATTTATAGTGGCTCACGCGACGATCGACGATTATAAAATCTTTCCACGCCTGATGATGTTTATAGTCACTCTACTGACCTACCAATCCGTACATTGGTTCATGGGATTGGATAGCCCGAGCAACGCGCAAGCTGGTTTGGTATCCGTTTGTATGGGCGCTCTAACTGGATCGTTCGCGATTTGGATGAACAAAGAGGGACAAAGTAAATGAAATGGTTTTGGCCTTTCTACTGGTGGTTATGGTGGACGGAGCGCCCCACGACGCGAACGGAGACATCTATTGGAACTCCGTCATATCTTGTGGGGAGTACGCCCGATGGATTGAACAAACCGCCCCGACGACCTGGCAGACCCAAAGGCTCCAAAAACAGACCAAAATCCAAGCGTACTGCGTCCCGAAAATCGTTGACCCAAAAGAAGTCCAAATCTGGAAGTGAGCAATGAGTTTGATTAGCGCGTTGATAGGCCCAGCAACCGAGCTTGCTGGAAAATTTATACAGGACAAAGACAAGGCGGCTGAGCTGGCACATAGCCTTTCGACGATGGCTGACCGTCACGCTCAAGAGGCGATGCTGGCCCAGATCGATGTGAATAAAGCCGAGGCGTCTGGCAACTGGTTTCAAGCATCCTGGCGCCCACTGTGCGGCTATGTCTGCGTTCTAGGCTTGGCAGTCAACTTCCTGATTTCACCAATCGCCGCCGGGTTTGGGTTTATCGTTCCACAGGCAGATATGTCCGTAATGATGCCCGTCCTGACAGGCATGCTGGGTCTGGCAGGGATGCGAAGCTACGAAAAAGTTAAGAAGGTTTCAAGCTAATGACGATGTGGCAAGCCATCCTTTTGGTGATGGTTAGCCTTAATACTCTAGTAAATTGCTGGCGCTTGTATTTAGAAAAATCGAGGCATGAGACAGATGATGCATCTACTCTCGTTCGCGAGGCGATCAACGATTTAGTGGCTGTTGGATTAAAAAATTTAGAGGAGAAGAAATGAGCGAGGCGATGCGCAAGCTCCAAGCCAAAATAGGTGTTGGGGCAGACGGTGAGTTCGGTCCTAATACAGCCCGGGCCATTGTCGGACACTACGGTCTATCCCCGGAGCGCGGAGCGCATTTGCTGGGCCAGGCTTCTCATGAGAGTGGCAACTTTAAACGCAGCAGAGAAAACTTAAACTATTGCTGGAGGGGGCTGATGAGTACCTGGCCTACCCGGTTTAAGACTCTCAGTCTTAAACCGGGTAGGCCAGGTACTCATCAGCCCC